TACAGGTAGTTACATATTCAATGGTCTATTAAGTGGTAGTATCTATGGAGGTCTACCATCAAATAAAATTACAGCACTAGCAGGAGAATCTAGTACAGGTAAAACATTCTTTACCTTAAGTATTATTAAGAATTTCTTAGAAACAAATAAAGACGCAGGAGTATTCTATTTTGAATCAGAGTCAGCAGTATCTAAACAGATGTTTGCTGAAAGAGGTATTGATACAAAACGAGTAATGATTATACCTGTTGCAACAGTACAACAGTTCAGACAACAATCACTTGTAGTGCTCGATAACTATCTAAAACTAGATGAGAAAGATCGCAAACCTATGATGTTTGTTCTTGATAGTCTTGGTATGCTTTCTACTACAAAAGAGATTGAAGACTCAGAAGCAGGGAAAGAGACTAGAGATATGACAAGAGCACAAGTTGTGAAAGCAATCTTCAGAGTTTTGACATTGAAACTAGGTAAGGCAGATGTACCATTAATTGTTACTAACCATACCTATGATGTAGTTGGTGCTTATATGCCTACTAAAGAAATGGGTGGAGGTAGTGGTCTTAAGTATGCTGCATCTACTATCGTGTATCTATCTAAAGCAAAAGAAAAAGATGGTACAGATGTTGTAGGTAACTTAATTAGATGTGAAACTAAGAAGTCTAGATTTACAAGAGAGAACAAAAAGATTTCTACTAGATTGTTTTATGATGAAAGAGGACTTGATAAGTATTATGGTATGATTGAACTAGGTTTAGAACACGGTGTGTTTGAAAAAACTGGTAATCGTATTAAGGTCGGTGAGAGTTCAGTTTATCCTAAAGCAATGTTAAAAGAACCAGAAAAGTATTTCACACCAGAAATTATGAAAGCATTGGACGCTGCTGCTAAACAAGAATTTAGTTATGGATCATAATTATATCAGAGTCTTTGATAACGCTATACCCAAAAGTGTTTGTAAAGTTGCTATTGATTTATTTGAAAAAGAAAAAGATTTAGAAGAGTGGGACAGGCAAGGTCGTCCACAATTTCAGCAATACAATATAACTTCTCACTTAGAGAAAGGACATAATGATTGGGATCAAATTCAAAATGCCCTTATAGAATCTGCTCATCACTATGGTAAAAAGTATATGGATGAGTGTGATTGTTCAGAGTTCTTTCCTGCACAGAGTTCACTAGAAGAATTTAGAATGAAAAAGTATCGTAAAGGTACTGATGATAGATTTGATCGTCACGTTGATGTTGGAGATCATTCTAGTGCTAAAAGATTTCTTGCTTTGTTTTGGTATTTGAATACTGTTACAGACGGTGGAGAAACTGTCTTTGGAGACTTGAAATACTCTGCAATCGAATGTAGACTATTAATGTTCCCACCACTATGGACTTTTCCTCACGCAGGACTTCCTGCTATCAGTGACGACAAGTACATCGTGGGTACATATTGTCATTATCTATGAATATTTTTGTTACAGATCCTGACCCTGTAAAGTCAGCACAAGTATTACCTGACAAACACATTGTCAAGATGCCACTAGAAACTTGTCAAATGCTTTCTATTGTTGCATCAGATAAGTGGGGTCACGGTTATGGTGTTCTACCTAAACTAGACGGTGAACCATACAAAACAGAGAAGGGTGCATTTCGTAATCATCCTTGTACAGTATGGGCACAGACATATTTCCGTTGGTTGATAGAACACGGACTTGCCTTATGTGCAGAGTACACTCATCGTTATGGTAAGACACACAGTTGTCAATACACTATTGAGTGTGCAGATATTATCTTTCCTGATAGTCCTACACCCACGCATTTCGTTCGTGCTATGTACGATCAGTTTAAATTTGATAATACTATCGATACTTTTACAGCATACAAACGTTACATAGCATCTAAACCTTGGGTATGCTATAATTATCTTCGTAAACCAGATCGCAAACCAGAATGGATAACATAGAATCTCTAGTAATATCCTCTCTAGTATTCAATCAAGAGTTTACTAGAGGGGTTTTGCCACACGTTAAAAAAGAATACTTTGAAGACAATACCAATCAGATATTATTTGAAGAACTAAATAGTTACTTCATCAAGTACGATAATCTTCCATCAAAAGAAGCATTAACCATTGAAATTGAGGGTCGTACAGATATTAACGATGAAAGTTTTAAACAGGTTATATCAACTTTAAACGAATTAGATAGTGAACCACGAGAAGCACAGTGGTTGACAGATACAGCAGAGAAATGGTGTCGTGATCGTGCAATTTATATTGCTTTACTTGAATCTATACAAATTGCTGACGGTAGTGGTGATGGAAAACAATCACGTGATGCTATCCCATCTATACTCTCTAGTGCGTTATCAGTAAGTTTCGATAACTCTGTTGGTCACGATTACTTTGAGCAATCAGATGCAAGATTCGACTTCTACCACAAACGTGAAGACCGTATTCCTTTCGACTTGGAATACTTCAACAAAGTCACAAAGGGTGGTCTTCCTAACAAGACTCTTAATATTGTTCTCGCAGGTACTGGTGTGGGTAAGTCTCTTGCTATGTGCCATTTCGCTAGTGCTAACTTACAAAGTAACTATAACGTTCTCTATATTACTATGGAGATGGCAGAAGAGAAAATTGCAGAAAGAATTGATGCCAACTGTCTCAACGTGGATTGCAGACAACTGGAGAAACTTCCGAAACCTTTGTTCGACTCTAAGATAGAGAAGTTAAAAGGTAAAACAACTGGAAGATTAGTAGTAAAAGAATATCCAACAGCATCAGCACACGTAGGACACTTCAAAGCATTGCTTCAAGAACTAGCAATTAAGAAGTCATTTCAACCAGATATCATCTACATTGACTACCTAAATATATGTGCATCCGCTAGATATAAAGGTGCTATTGTAAATTCATATACTTATGTTAAAGCGATTGCTGAAGAACTCCGTGGTCTTGCAGTTGAGGCTAATGTACCTATCATCTCCGCTACTCAGACGACTCGTTCTGGCTATGGTAATAGTGACGTTGATCTTACTGATACAAGCGAGAGTTTCGGTCTTCCCGCTACTGCTGACTTTATGTTTGCTCTCATTAGTACGGAGGATATGGAGGCGGTAGGACAGTTGATGGTCAAACAATTAAAGAACCGTTACAACGACCCTACATCCAACAAAAGATTTGTTGTCGGACTTGACAGAAATAAAATGAGACTGTATGATGCAGATGAGCAAGGTACGATCTCTGATTCTGGACAACAGGTATTAGATAAACTTGATGCAGCAGAAGTTGTCTCTAAAAAATTTACTGACTTTAAAGTATGATTACCCCTAAAAATCCTATGGTCGCAGGAGTTGATGGAACAATTCCAGAACCAGAATTACCTATTGAAGATACTGTACCACAAGATACTGGTTTACCTGATGGTAAACGTGGAAGAAAAGATATACCTAAAGGATTTGATACACCTCAACCTCCTATAGGAAAGAAAGCATACAAGAAACAAAAAGAAAAAGATAAAAAGAATAAAGGTAAGAAATTTGAAGTTGATCTAGATGCCTACCAACACTTTGTTGACCTATGTACAAGTGATGAATCAAAAGACTTTGATAAACTCATAACAAGATACAAAGATCTTAAGAAAGCAGGGTGTAAGATAGAAAGACTTGACACTGCTGCGTCAGGATTAGTAGCAGAAGCAGGAGAGTTTATGGAAATAGTCAAGAAGATGAAGTTCCAAGGTAAACCATACGATGAAGATAACAAAGAACATCTAATGCTAGAACTAGGTGACATATTATGGTACGCATCTCAAGCGTGTATGGCACTTGGTGTACGTATGGAAGAGGTTATCTATATGAATACTATTAAACTTGCTGCTAGGTATCCTGATGGTGAATTTACTGTAGAGAAATCTGAGAATCGTGCTGAAGGTGATCGGTGAGTTCTTCTCTAGTAAATCACGTTGCTAGTATTATTAGAAATTCCTGTGAGAGTCTACCTGATCTGAAATCACACCACAATGCGTATCCTATTATAGAAAAAGAGGATATTTTTATTGTTAATGAGATGCACGAGTGTCGTGGTCTCCGTAAAGTACA